GTCAAAATATTTTGCGTGTAAACTGGGAATATTTAATGATTCTGTATGAAGATTGTCAATATCAATTTTTGAATCTTCTTCCCACATCCTTTGGATTGTATCCAAATCAAAAGTCATAATGGATTGTCTGCATTATCTACTATATTGTAGATAGTATACTTGAAAGTTACCTCCGCAGTCAAATAATCAATGTCACTATCTGTAGCATCAAATTGAAGATCTGTCAACGAATATGGAAATACGTCTAAAAATTTTACTTTAAAGTTTGAATTATTTGAACTTGTTAGAACTGTCAATGTGGCATCGGAATATAAGTTCATCTGAGATTTATTTTGCAAATCCATCGATGCGTTTGTTTTTTGCCACTTATATATTTCCTGCAAAGATTCGGGATATCCAATTCCACGAATCCAGTTCTGAATCTCCATATAATTTTCGAGATTTTCGTCAACCAAAAACCTTAGAGTTAAATCGTTGAAAGTGACTTTATCTCCTGGAATATCAATATCCTTAAGATATGTTGGTTGAACTGCAATTCCCAAAGTCATTCCTGGAATATTTGTAGAGTTTCCGAAGAATGCAACTTTCGGTGCCCTATTCAAAGTAAACTTGAATCCTACAGGTGATAGAAAATTTCTATTCTGTATTTGATTCTTATATGCGTTCGTGAGTGCCATTTTTTGAATTATTTAGATAAAAAAAAGGGGTCCTTTCGGACCCCTTGATGAACTTTGTGATTTAAATCACATGATGTTCTTAACAGCAACTCTTCTGTAGTAGCGGTTGCTGTTGACACGCAGACGACCCAGACCTGCATCAGCACCTTCTGCAAATGGGTTTGCAACGATGCCATAACGGGTCTTAAAGCCGATTTTAGGCTGGAAGCTGTTCTCACCAACGGCACGAACCATCTGGAGAGGAACATATGGGCAATAGAAGAGACCAGCATCATATGGGCTGGAACCCTTATAACCAACAACGTAGTATTGGTTTGAACCCTGTGCCAGACCGCTGTTGTCTCCAGCAAGGTTTGCTGAATATGGGTCGATGTATACTCTATACTTACCTGACAGAACACCAGCAAAAGTATTGCCAGTATCATCAACGTTCAGGTTTGCATTCAGAGCAGGGGTGTAATCGAGAACACCAGCCATGGTCAGTGCCGAAGCAACGTCAGCAGAACACAGGATGATGTTACCCTTTCCACGACGAGTTCTTTGAGCAATTCTGTTAGCATCTCTTTCGATTTGGAACAGAAGACCCTTGAACTTCTCAACAGACCAACGACCATTGGAGTCGATATCGAGGTCGAATACACCAGCAGTTGCAGTGTTTTCTACAGCACCTTGTTCAGCAATCTTGTAGATAGTTCTGATAACTTCACGGTTGATTTCTGCGAGGATTTCACTGGACAGAATGTTTGCCAGTTCAGCTTCAGCATTCAGACCGTGGATTGCCTTGAGGTCCTGAGCAAGCTCAAGTGAGTACTCAGCCTTCAGTGCTCTTGACTTTGCAGTAACAGTGACTTTCTCAATCGAGAATGCCATCTGGTTGAATGCGTCACCACCGGTGCCATCCAGGTTCTCTGCATCACCAGTAGCCATGCCCTGACCGACATTATATGCGGTTGAGGATGCACTACCAACTGGGTTAAGAATGCCTGGGTTGGTTCCTGCCTGCGTGGTAGTACCAATACCAGCTGCAGCATCGGTGATGCCACCAGTCAGATTGAAACCAGCATCCTGACCAGAGAATGAAGTATCTGCTTCATTGTAGAATGCTTCGGTTCCGCTTTGAGTGTTGTAGCGGGAACGCATTGCGAAGATGAGTCCAGTAGGACCACTCATTGGTTGAACACCTGCCAGGTCATAAGCAACCAGGTTAGGCATTGAACGTCTGATCAATGAGATCAGAACTGGGTCGAAACCTGCAGTAGGACCAGCAGCGTCTGAAGTGGCTCCAAAACCACCAGTACCAGCTGAGTTAGTTGGTGCTTCTGTCAGGAATGAACCTGAAGTTGAGAAAGCATTTTGCTCTCTTAAGAATTTCTCTTGGTTTTCGAGCAGGACAGCGGTTACAGCCTTTCTGTGTGAATCTTTGATTGGATCAAGACCCTCATAGTTCAGAAGGGGTGCCCACTTCTCCTGCAGATGCTCTGATTGGAACATTTGCGTTTACCTCTTTAAAAATGTGTTTTTTGTTTGAATGATATTAAATTCAAATTATTTGCTAAAAGCTGAAAGAGTCTTCAGGTAATTAGCCATAGAACCAGAAATTGATTCATTCGAATTGTCTACACCCTCGGAGAGTGTTTCAGTCTTAGCTTTTGGAGCTTTGTTTGCTGGGAAATAAGATTCCTTCAGCATCTCCAGTTTTTCACGATATTCTTCTTCACTTTCAAACTCAACACTTTCGGCAAGTGAAGCGAGCTTTTCTTTCTGAGTAGCAGCAAGGCCCTCGGAAATTTGATCGAAAATTCCGTCAGCAACCGACTCTGCGAGTCTTTGGTTCAGATGAATATTCTTCTCAATCTGCTCGTTGAGTTTTGTCTCCATTTCATCAAGTTTTTCTACCATGCTCTCAAGAACATCATATTTATCTTCAGGGATTGATACATAATGTGCTTCAAAAAGACCCTTCATTCCTTGGAGGAATGATTCAGTCATTTCGGTCTTAAGACCGTGTTCGATGGTCAGTTCATTTTCGGTGAACCACTCATCTGCAACATATTCCAGATAAGAATCCACTCTTTCTGTGAGTGCTTCTCTAATTGTCTCGACTTCCTCTACGAGTTTTTCTTCGTATTGTGCTTCGAGTGCCTCTTTGATTTCTCCAACTTTAGCAGTCAGAGCAGTTTCAAAGATTACTTTTGCTTTTTCTTTAAACTCTTCGGAGAGTTCTTCACCACCGAGGAGAGCATTAACATCTTCTTCAATGTCATACTCTTCAGTTTCTTCTTCCACTACTTCCTCTTCTTCGGTCTCTTCAACTTCGGCAAGAACTTCTTCATCTTCTGCAAGAACTTCTTCATCTTCAAATTCTTCCTCTTCCTTAACTGCTCCCATAGTATCAGCAGAGTTTGGACCTTTGTTAACAATATCTTTTACCTGCTTAAGGGTAGCACCAGGAGTCTTCAGCTTTGCTGAATCATCATCGGACTTGTAGTTCTCTGGTGTTGGACCACCAAGATCTTCTACAGAACCGAGTTGTGTGCCCGGATCTGTGAGTTTAGGCATTCCTTCTGCCGCTTTTGCACCAGCATTAACGGCGGTTTTGGATTGCTTAGTGCCTACTTCCATTTCTTGTAAATCTCCACGAGACATTTGAACTCTCCGTTTAACCTTTGTTTTAAACTATATTTATTTATAAATTAAAGATTTGCGAGAAAATCATTGAATAAGTTTAACTTATTCTCTTCCAATCTCTTTTGATCTACAAGAGTATTAATAGTCTTGTAGGTTTTTTCTGCATATTTTTCACGCAGAATGCCACCATCCCATACCCATTCTTTACCTTCCATAATTCCGGAAACAAATGCATCTGGAGCCGAAGGATCAGCAACGATATCAGCTGCAGTGGCAAGCATAAAATCTTCACCAACTACGTTATAACCTTCCTTAGTTTGCCTTAGTGATCCAATTCCACGAGATGAAACACCAAGTTTCACACCTTCATCAATAAGAGAAGATGCAATCTTCCCCATAGGGGTTGAAAGAATCTTTGCTTTTCCGATAATATTAGATCCACTTTCTTTCAGAGAAATAATCTTGTGAGAAACTCTGTCAAGATTTACAGTAGGACCATCTGGATGTCCAAGTTCTCCAAGTGCTCTACCTTGAGCAACATGATTTTCATTATATCTAGCAACTTCTCTGCGAAGTGTTTCCATTGGATACATTCTTCCATTTCGGTTGCAAATATTTCCCTGAAGGAAAACTCCCTCAATGTAAAGTGATTTTTTACCGTTCTTGTTTTCAACGATAAATTCTACTTGTTCGATTTCTTCTCTGATTAGTTTCATAGCTTTAGTTAGTGAATCCTACTTTTGCTGCTTTAATTGATGAAGATGTCCAGATAACATCTGTTGGAAGTTTTTCCAAAAACTCTACTGAGTTTGCCGGCATTGTGAAGTAACTAGTAGTCGCAGCACCAACGATAGTTGAAACTCCAACTGTAATAATACCTCCAGTATCATTGTGAAGTCTTACACAAGTTGCACTACCGATACTTGTAGCAGCACCGGCATTTCCACCTGTGGAAACTTCAGTTTCAATTATCTTAGTTCTTTGCATTTTTATAATAAAGTCCTATACTTTTTATTTATGTTTCTTCGTATTCTTCAGTGTCTTCTACCTCAATTTCATCACTTCCAAATAGTGAACTGGCAGCATAAGGTTTAAAAGAATCAACCTTATCAGATGCTTTAGCAAATAAAAGATCTTTAATCTTATCACTGATTTGAGAAGGACTCTCATCAGTAACAATCATATCCATTAATTCATCCATTGATTTAATTAATAAAAGTCTCAGTTATTTATTAGATTTCCCCACCCTTGGGCAATTCTACTGATTTTTCTTGAGATGCTAAATCTGGTTCTGTCACTGGTTCTCCCAAATCCATTCCACTATCTGTTGGAATTGGTTGACCAGTATTTGGATCAATTTGCATTTGAGTTGGATCCGGAATAATACCTTCGTCTATTTCCTTTTTAATCTGAATATCCTGCTCAATAATTTCCTGATCAGTTTGGCGGAGAACTCTTCTTCTCAGATAATCTTGAGAGAAGTATCTGCCAACATAAGGTTCTGCAGTAGCAGCTAAACTTAATCTTTCATTCAGAAGTTCTGCTTCTTTCAATTCGGAGAAGTGATTGTCATAAAGGAAATCATATTGAATATGCTCATTCATAATCTCCCAATCTTCTGGAGTAATAATATTCTTAAGAATTAATTGAGTTCTCAACATATCACTAAACATATTTGAGAATCTCTTTCTCAAACGACCTACAAACTTACTGAACTTAAGTTCATCACGCAGAATCTCGGAAGAACGACCTAAGTTAAATCCACCATCCCCACCAATTCTTGAAGTGGGAACATTCAAAGAACGATAAAGTTTTTCTTGGAAATACTTAATGTCTGTGATTTCTCCAAGGTTTTGACCACCTGGAAGAGTGGAGATTTCAGTTCCCCTACCACCTTCACGACGAGGAAGCCAAAAGTCCTCAAGCATACTCATATACTTTTTATCATCACGAATTTCTCCAGTATTGGCATCGTAAACTAACTTATTACGATATCTCATCATCACATCTCTGAGATATTGCTCTGCCTTTACCTTTGGAAGATTGCCAACATCAATATAGAAAATTCTTCTTTCTGGTGCTCTTGACAATCTATAAATCACCAAAGAATCCTCAATCATTCTAAGTTGATTGAGTGACTTGATTGCTTTATGTAAGTATGAAAGAGTTGACCCCTTATTTCTATCTACAAGACCTGATGTGCAATATGTGATGGAATCTTTTGACATTTTGATTCCATTATTTGCACCTGTTGCCGTTGGATTTTGAGTTGGGTATGAAGTTTTTGGGCTGTATACAAAGTACTCTTCAATTTCAGGGAACTCATAATCCATAGGATTATCAGATCTCATGTTTGCTAAACGAAGATGGTCGTCCTTTTTCTTTTTATTTTGACGAACATAACGCATTTTGAGTGCATCAATATAACGAAGTTCTTGTATCCCTTCTTGTGGATTTTTTAAATCGATGACTTTGTGATAATAAAGTCTACCGTCCACATACCAATTTCTATAAATTTCGTGAGACTTCTTATCAAAATCTAAAAGTTCTAGAATATATTTGAATTCTTCTCTGATTTTTTTCTTAATACCATCACTGGCATTGAGATTATCTAAGTCAATTTGAACTGGACTATCATTTGTATCTGATACAATTGCTTCATTTACAATATCCTCAATGGCACTATCACATTCTGGATGAAGTGCCATCTCACGATATCTTTTAATTAAATCAAATTCTGTTCTGTATACTCCTTCAATATCTACATACGAACCAAAAAAACCACTACTCAAGTAATGGTCATTCCCGTCCTCATTATTAGGTGGGACGGGAGAAACTGTACTCGGAGATAGTGGTTCAGTATTCTCAATAGAGAATCCAAATAATTTTGCCATTATTAAGTTCTTGACTACTTATGATCTATTTATTATGCTCCATCACCAGGTTTTTCTGGGAAGTAGTATTGAACTTGGAATTCTACGGTAAATTCTTCAATGGTATCTGATGAATCATATGAAAGATCAATTGCAGAAACTGCAGTTGGGAAAATATCAATAAAACGATATTGTGCTAGGATTCTGGATTCCTCACCAGTGGTGTTATTACCCTGTTGGTTTGATGCACTTCTACCGAGTTGATAGACAATAGCATTGCCCATATAATCTGCTGGATCTGTCATACCAGAATGATCACCATACTGAGCTACATTTTGCATCCATGCTTCAAATGCTCTTCTATGTGAGAAGTTCTCATCGTTAATTACTGTGACAGTCCAAACATCAAATGTTCTGTCTCCAGCAACTTTCAGAGTACGACCTCTGAAAGGAACTTCGATTGAGGCTACATTTGAACCAGGAAGTGCCGCAGACTTGCAAAGAAATCTGAAATTTTCAGAATCAAATTTCCCGTCACCGTCACCCTGAATTCCGAGGTTTTGGTTTACTGCCTGTGGGAATGTAACATCAACCTCAAATAAATTGGGACGAGCGCCACCGCCGATGAGTTTTGACTTGAATTGTGAAATGCCTCTTGTTGGAATTTGTGCCATTTTTAGGTTCCTCCTTTAGTAATTTATAATCTAAAATCAAACTCTACCAGCAACTTCTTCGAAGCTTACACCAGTTC